CGCCCAATTCTTCGGCCTGGCCCAACGGCGCCGTCGTGTGTTCATTGTCGCAAGTGCTCGAAAGGGGTTCGATCCCGCGGCGGTTCTTCTTGAGTTCGAAGGCCTGCGCCGGGATACTCCGCCGCGCAGAGAAAAGGGGCAAGACGCTGCCGCCTGCGCTGCATCAGGCACTGACGAGCGTCGCAGCCACTGGGACTGCATAGAGCATCCACACCCGACCCTGAACCAGTCGCTCAACACGGGCGCAATCGGCTACAGCAACCAGGAGCTCTTTAGCCAGCGCGGCGCGGGACTCGTCGGCGAGGCTTCGACGGGCGATGTCTCGCACTGCCTCAACGCCGGCGGCATGGGGCGACAGGATTACGAGACCGAGACGCTGGTCACCCACGCGCTTCGCGGCGAGGGCTTCGATGGCAGTGAAGATGGTACGGGCAGAGGTACACCGCTGGTGCCGGTCGCCTTCTCGGCCAAGGATCACGGCGCCGATGCCACGGAAGACCTGTCGCCAACGCTGCGGGCCATGCCGCATCACGAAAGCCATGCCAATGGCGGAGGCCAGATGGCGGTTGCCGTGCCCCTGCTGGAAGTCGGAAAGCGCACTGGACCGTCATCGACCGATGACATGCGGGCGGGGCTCGGCGTCGGGGAGGATGGGGACCCGATGTTCACGTTGCAGGCCGGAGCCCGTCACGGTGTCGCGGCCTATGCCTTTCAGCCAAGAATCGCCCGCAATGGACGAGGCGACATGGGCGACCTCGTCAATGCCCTCACCATGTCGGGTGAGACGGGGAAGGGCGATACCGCGCCCTGCATTGCATCGCCGATGATGGTGCGCCGGCTGACGTGCGAAGAGGCGGAAAGACTGCAAGGTTTTCCGGATCGATATACGGCGATCCCGTGGCGTAACAGGCCTGCCTCCGAATGCTCCGACGGCCCGCGCTACCGCGCCCTCGGCAATTCCATGGCGGTGAACGTGATGCGCTGGATAGGTGTACGCATCAAGGCGATGGCCGAGGCGGCTGAAGAGGGAGATCGGTGCGATGACTGCAAATCTCCGTGATCCATCCGTCGGCCTCGACGCCGCGACCGGTGGCACGGTCACCGGCTGGGACCATGTCATCCAGTCGCTACGGGACATATTCGACACGCGCTTCGGCTCGCGCATCATGCGCGAGTGGTATGGGTCCTTCGTCCCGAATCTTCTGGGCCGTCTCATCACGCCCGACGAGGTGGTGCCGTATTTCGCGGCCATCACGTCCGCGATCGAGCAGTGGGAGCCGCGCTTCCGGGTGACCCGCATCGAGGCGGTGAAGGTCACGCGCGACGGGCAGCTCCATGTGTTTCTCGAGGGCGAGTACCGGCCGCGCGCCGTTTACGGGGATTTTACCGCCGCCGGCGCCAGGAGGCTCGACGCCTACACCAATCCGGACGGCATGCTGATCGAGGAGAGGCTTTCGCAATGAGCCGTTTCACCGCCATCAACCTCTCGGGCCTTGCTCCGCCTGACATCATCGAGACGCTGGACTACGAAGTGATCGTCACCGCGATGCGGAACGATCTCGTGGAACGCTTTCCGCTCATCGCGGGCGTGATCGACCTCGAGAGTGAGCCCGCCCGCAAGCTGATCGAGGCGTTCGCCTATCGGGAGATGGGTCTCCGCGCGCGCATCAACGATGCGGCACGGGCTGTGCTGCTCGCCTCTTCATTTGGTACGAACCTCGATCATCTGGGCGCGCTGTTCGCCACCGCGCGGCAGGAGGGCGAGAGTGATTCACGCTTCCGCCGCCGCATCCAGCTGGCACCCGAGGCCTTCTCGGTCGCGGGTCCCGAGGGTGCCTATCAGTATCATGCGCTAACCGTCGCACCCTGGGCGCGCGATGTCTCGGCAGTCTCGCGGCGGCCGGGCGTGGTGCGCGTCACCGTTCTGAAGGAGGGCGCCGACCCGATGCCCACGCTCGCCGAGCGCGAGGCTGTGCGGCTTCATCTCGGCAACGAGGCAATCCGCCCGCTCACCGATGTGGTCGAGGTGCTCGCACCCATTATCCGGCGCACCCGGATCGTTGCGAGGCTTACGCTCTATCCCGGACCCGATGCGCAAGTGGTGCGCCAGCGCGCACTCGCCGCCGTCACATCATGGGTCGAGAGGAACCGCATGCTCGGCATGAACCTTCGGCGATCGGCGCTCTATGCCGCGCTTCACCACGAAGGCGTCCATTCGGTCGACCTCGTGTCACCGGCAGAAGATCTGGTTCTCGATGTGACCGAGGTCTACGCCGTCGAGGCCATCGAAGTGACTGTTAGTTCGATCCGCGATGAGTGACGGCATGACGAGGCAGACGCTGCTTCCGCCCAACCACACGGCTTTCGAGGAGGCCTTCGACCTCGCCGGCGCGCAGATCGATGAGCTCGCGGTCGAGATACCGAAGCTGGTGCGGCCAGGGGAAATCCCGGCCACGCATCTTGCCTGGCTGGCCTGGGGCCTGTCGGTTGATCTCTGGGAGCCAGAGTGTTCAGGGGAGAAGCACCGCACGCTGGCGGCACGCGCGCTGCCAATGCATGCCCGGAAGGGCACGCAGGCCTCGATCGCCGAGCACATCCGCATCATGGGTGCGGATCCGCGCCGCTTCATCGTGCCGCCGGCCAAGACTTATCTGATGGAGGGCCTCACGGAGGAAGAGCGGCAGGCCTTCCTCGCACGGTTTCCGCAGTTGCGCATCTATCCCTTCGTCGCGCGGGGCACGTACCGCTTTGCGCATTTCACGTCAGCGGCTTTCGGGAAAGCCAAAGCATTTCTTGACGCCTCTTGCATCAAGGACGTCGGGGCGTGGTCGAGGTTCATTCGCACGGCGAAACTCTGGGACCGGGGCGAGGAGACGACGCTGACCGTGCGAGCCGTGACGCCGGAACGCGTGGGCACTGAAAATGCCGTGGCATTCGATGAGGTGGTGCTGGGCGCGAAGCCGACGAAGGCCCTGCATCTCGGCGCCCCGCCCAGGGCGAGGGCATTCCTGGTCGATGACTTCGGCGTGGCGCAGCGGCTGTTCCGAATCCCGCGCGACGCCCGCTACGATTACCGGCTGGGCCGCGAGACCTACACGACCGCCTGGCCCAATGCCGACCTCGTCGACGTCCGCCCGCAGAATGTCGCCGAGAGGCACGATGGACAGCCGAACGCTCTCTACGCGGCGAAGCGCCAGTTCATCCAAGGGAAGCATCTGCCGCCGACGATCTCGTGGCGCTTCATCTATGAGCGCTGGCATGTTCACGATCCCGCCCGGGTCCCCGATGTCCGCATCCGATCGACGCATCTCGGGCTCACGCGGCTTGGGATGCCGCCATATCATGCCGAGGTCCGCATGCGGATCAAGGGCATGCTGGCGCCGCGCACGGCAGGACCCTTCGTCAACGGCTACCTGATGACGGGCAATCGCAAACCCATCGCGGATGTTCGTGAAGCAGTCCGCGTCTCGAAGTCACTTCGGGACCGGATCCTGCTCGACACCAGGACCTGGCGTTTCCCGCGCGCGGGCGACCGCCTCAAGGTCGGAACGGTGACACTCGGACGCTTCATCGAAGCATAGAAGGAATAACGTCGTGGAAAGCCAGGTAATCTTCAGGGACCGGCAAGAGCTGCAGTCCGCCGACCTCAACAACGTGCAGGACTTCACCCGTGCGTCCGTCGACCACATCGTCAAGGATGCCATCGACGGCGGCAAGGCCTATTCAGGCTTCACGGCCTCCAAGACCGCCGCGACCGAGATCACGCTGTCACCCGGCCGCCTCTATGCCGGGGGCGAGGTCCATGCCCGCAACGAGAACGTCGTCATTGACGTCTTCAACTCCCTGCCGCTGGTGACCAGGAAGCGTGTGGCGATTGTCGCCTTCGGGCAGTCGGTCGATACGGACGTGCAGCCACGCGACTTCCTGATCGACGCGCAGGTCGGCACGACCGAGCCGCAGAGTGTCGCCATGGAGAACCTGCGCCGCGCCGAGCTTTCGGCTGTCGCGGGGACGGAAAGCCCGGATCCGGCCTATCCGCCGACGGACGCCAATGTCGTCGTGATCTGCTACGCCCTGCTGGATACCTCGGGAATCGTCTCGATCGAGCAGTGGGCGGCGACGCAGCTTCCGAACCTCCGGCTCGTCTCGAACCGCACGACCGCGCTGGAGGTCTGGCGCGGCCAGATCAGCGGGCAGGTCGATACGCTCAAGACAGACCTCGCGGCCCTCGCGGACCGTCTCAAGCTCTACGCCATGAAGACCGACCTTGTGGACGTCCTCGTCGAACTCGAGAAGCTGCGCGAGAGGGTCTTCAAGCCGTCGGCCTACATCTTCTATGGCAGCAACCACTTTCTCGATCTGGTTGGCAGCCAGACGTCCCACACAAGCTTCGATGCCGTGGTGGGCGAGGGCATCCGCTTCCCGAGTGCCGGCAGCAACAGCTCAGGCCTCGCGCTGCTCAACCCGAATAACCCTTACGTGACCGTGAACGGGGGCTTCGTGCTGCCGAAGCATACCCACGGCATCCGCATGAACCTCGCCGGATACAATGGCGAGACCCGGCTGGCGCAGTACAGCTTCGAGACCACGACGATCACCCAGCTTGCCCGGACACGCCAGCGCACCCGCTATGGCAGCACCCGGACGGTCTGCACCAACTCGACGTGGTGGAGGCAGGGCAGTTACGACCCCGTCACCGGCACCTTCCGCATCACCGGCGAGACCTGGGAGGTCAATGCCGCCGACCGCGCCAAGGCAGCGATCAACCACCAGTGGGTTCGCGTCACCCAGTTCTGGGTCGACATTTACGAGGAGCCCTATTGGGATGCCGTCAAGTCGACCGCCAGCATCAACGGGCAGCAGGTCGCGCAGACCTTCCTCAACTCCCAGGACGGGTGGCTCTCCCAGGTCGGCCTGTTCTTCTCGCGCAAGGCGGCAAGCGGCGATGTGAACATCATCGTCTGCGAGACCGCCTATGGCATGCCCGATCTCAACCGGGTGATCTCGCGGACCGTCCTGCCGGCCGCCAGCATCCAGGTGGGCGGCACGGCGCAGAACGCCGCCCTCCCGGCGCTCGTCGAGACCATGGTGCCGGTCGTTCCGACCTATCTGAAGTCGGGCCGGCGCTATGCCATCGTGCTCATCACCACCGGTGACCACTACGTCGCCATGACCAACACCGACAATGGCGTGGTGCAGGGTACCTTCTTCGTGTCGACCGACGGCGCCTTCTTCGCGGGCAATCTCGTCTCCGACATGAAGATGAAGCTCTACTTCGCGAAGTTCGACGCCCCGCGCGTCATCGTCGAACTGACGGCGCTGCAGCTGGCCGGTGGCATTCTCGACATCGATATCCTGAACGAGGCCATCACGCCGCCGGCCTGCCGGCTGGATTTCGAGGTGCAGGTCAATGGCGCGTGGACCGCACTCGATGCGCCGCCCAATGGCCCGAACCTCTCAGGGCTCCCGGCCATCCTGCCCATCCGCGCAGTGCTGACGGGAACGACCGACCTCATGCCAGGCTTCGGCCTTGCGGTCTCCGAGGCAACAGTGAGCCGCAGCAAGACCTCCTTCACCTGGGTCGGCACGAAGCGGACGCTGGGCTCTCCCAGCACCAGCATCAAGATCATCATCGACCTGCAGGGT